TTCCTACCCCTGAACGGGCGGCAAAGAAATATGGTTTTGGTGATGTTCCAGAAGCATATAAACCCGCATCTGAGTTTGCTGGCATGGTTGGAGAACAAGCGGCACTTTTAGGCGCAGGAGAAATTCCTGCTATTGGAAAAAAAGGTGTCCAACTTGGCTCTGATCTGCTTGGCAAAACTGCTGGAATGGTAGGAGAAACATTAGTAGGCGGCACAACTAAGACCGTTGCTAATCTTGCCAACAGAGCTGAAGATTTAGGCTTTAAGTTAGAACCACGGCAATTAAGGGCATCTGATCCAAAAGGCTCTCCTGGCTTTGGTGTGTCTACGTCTTCTGAAAATCAAAAGATTGCAAACGAACTTGCATCGGCTAAAACTGGTGTAAAGGTAAAAGAAATAAATCCTGAGTTTGTTGGAGAGCGTCTTAAAGACATTGGGGATGAATACAAAAAAATCTTTGGACAGCCACTAAAAGTTGATCGTCAGCTAGCTACAGACCTTGAGGCTATGGCTGCTTTTGAACGTGCTGTTCGCCCTGCTGATGTTCGGACTATAACTGCCGCTGCCGATAACGTCGTTGGCAAGTTTTCTCAAGCGCAAGCGCAAGTTCAGGCTCCTATCAGCGCAATCCGCGTAGAAGGTGAAATTCTTCAAAGGCTTCGCAATGAAATGTCTTATCTCGCACGAACTGCAACAGACGGTCAAACTCGTAAAGTTGCTGGTGATTTTGTTGAAAAGATTGATTCAAACATTTCCAGAAACCATAAAGACCTTGTTAAGCCGTTAGAAAAAGCGAACCGTGAATATGCAGCTACGAAAGCTCTTCAGGAGCTTATTGAAAAGGGCGGCATCCAAGGCGGCAACATAAGCCTTGAGCGGCTTGGCAATCACCTTGCCCAGAACGTGTATGGATTTGGAGCAGGAACAGCTCGTCATCCTCTCACCGAACTTGGTACTCTTGGGCGTGAATTGAAAATTCGAGGCCGGTTCGAGGGCGTAGAAACTCCAAGCGGAGCCATTTCTGGTCTTTTTAGCAAGACGGGACAATTGCTCAATTTGCCAGGAAGAATGCAAATTGGTCGGTCTATTCAACGTCGGCTTCCTGTCGAATAAAGAGAAAACAATGAGCAAGAAATCCTCCGGCATCAATCCTGATCTCGAAAAAGCCATCTCTGAGCTGCTCAAGAACTCGTCTGAGCAAGAGATTGATATACGGCTCAAGATCATTGACCGTGCCATCAACCTCGAAAAGCTCAAACAAAAAGTGTCAGAGGACGAATGGGGCAGTGGTTTTGTCACCCCTGATGATGTATAACATGTGCATCAACAGGGAGATTAACCATGGACGCAACTCTTCTGGCAATCATTCGCGTAGGTCTATCGGTCTTAGCAGATCGAGTTTTAGCTCTACTAAGTCTCTTTATGACGTTTTGCCTTTCATGCTGGGTGATGTACGATCCAACACCGTTAAGGCTATACGTCGTAGGGGGCTTCGCTATCTTGGTGTTTGTGCCTTCAGTTATTAGGAGTAATCGCAATGAAAAACAGCCAAAACAAGAACCTGAATGAGCCGGCATATCCGGCCAAGCCAACTAAGCCTCAGACAGTGCGTAACACACTTGGTCTGGGCGGTGGAACGTTCACGTCTGGTGTAGCTCCTGCTGGTGGCTTTCAGGCGGTCTGGAACTTCTCTGATAATCCTACTGATTATAAGAACAGTCCATCAACCAAGCCGGAGAAGGGTTGCGTCTAATGGGTATTACCAGTCCTTTTCAAGCTCAGGGTAAGACGTATAAAGCTAACGTCACCACTGGCAGTCAAACCATTACGGTTACGTCTGATAGCCCTTGCAATCAATTGCTTGTATCAAATCATCAGCCAACTGGTTCTGGTGGTCAGCCGGTGTATTTCCAAGTCAGCAATCTGTCTAACGTGACTGTAACGGCTCCTGCTAATGGCACACCTCAATACGCATTTGTGTCTGTGCCTGGAACAATTAAAAGTTTCACAATCCCGTATCAGTTTACGGCTAACACAAACATGTACATTGCCTTTATCGGCGAGGCTGCATCTGAGTGCTACTTTACTCCAGGTGAGGGCATTTAATGGCTAAACAGGGTCTCTACGCAAACATCAATGCCAAGCGGAAGCGTATTAGTGAAGGTTCAGGCGAACGTATGCGTAAGGTTGGTTCTAAGGGTGCGCCTACATCTAAGGCGTTCAAGCAATCTAAGCGCACAGCGAGGCGGTAATGGCTGGTCCATCTTTATCAGTAGGCAGGGGTGAAAAGCAGTCTGTCTCTGCTGGAGGCGGTCTGACCGAGAAGGGTCGCAAGAAATACAATCGTGCCACCGGCAGCAAGCTCAAGGCTCCGACCAAGGACAAAAAGAACCCAAGACATAAGTCTTTTTGTGCGCGGTCTAGAAGCTGGAAAGGCGAGCGCGGGAAGGCTGCTAGGAGACGATGGGGATGTCGGTAACTGTTGTAATACCTACCACTGGGGCAAAGTCACTCAAGACAGCGGTCGATTCGGTTATGAATCAGACCTATGATAATATCACTCTATGGGTCGTTATTGATGGCCCTGAGTTTGAAGATGCAGTTTATAATACTTTAGGACCAGACGCTTTTGATGAGCGTCTTTTTATTATGACCGTGCCTGAGAACACAGGCGGCAATGGCTTCTACGGTCACAGGATCTATGCCTCGGTCAGCCACCTAATCAACACGGACTATCTGTGCTATCTGGATCAGGACAACTGGTTCAAGCCTAATCACGTTCAGTCTATGGTCGATCTGATAACCAGCAAAGATCTAGACTGGGTGCATAGCTTGAGAAGCATCCATTCACCTAATGGTCGATTTGTGTGCGAGGACAAATGCGAGAGCCTCGGCAAGCAAACGAGCTTCGTGGACACAAGCTGCTACATGGTAAAGCGTCAGGTGGCTATTCACATTGGTCACGCTTGGCATCAGGGCTGGGGTGCTGACAGGCAGTTCTATGGTGCTGCTAGCCAGTTCTTTAATAAATTTGAAACAACTGGTATACATAGTCTCAATTATCGGCTTGGCGGCAACGAAGGTTCTGTAACGGCAGACTTCTTCCTTGAAGGCAACAAGCGGAGCGCATAATTGATTGACACGGATTCCATTACAAAGCCTGTTGCCGTTGTAACCGCTGTTATGGCGATGATTGGTGGTGGGTATTCGTTGGTTGAGAAAATTAAACTACCACCCAAAGACATCTTAAAGTGGGACGCAGATCATTTTAGTGTCTCAAACAGCCATGCCTACGGCGCGTTTAAGGTGGTTGTTGCTCGCCAGAAAATCAGAGATGACTGCACCGTTGAGGAGTTTGGTCTTGAAGTGCGTGATTCTGAATACATTGTCCACACCGCCAAACCATCCATTGCCAAGTTTTCGGGTCCAGCTACCCCTGCGGTGGATAAATTTGGCTATACGATAACCCTTGAAAACCCTGATAATGTAGCTGTCGGCCCAGCAAAGTTATTTGCCCGCATCGTATACAAATGTCCTGAAGGTAATGTTATAATTTTTTATCCAGACCACCAAAACCTAAACTTCACCATTGAGGACAAATAAATGGACATGTCAAAGATCGGTGGCCTTTTGGGTCAAATTGCTCCGACGATAGCAACGGCTATTGGTGGTCCAGTCGCGGGAATGGCGGTCAAGGCATTGGCTGGCGCATTGGGCCTTACACAGGACGCATCAGCGGACGATATCCAGACCGCCATGATGAGCGCGACACCAGAACAGTTGGCGGCAATCAAAAAGGTTGATGCGGACTTCAAAGTCCAAATGAAGGAACTGGACATTGACCTTGAAAGGATTGCAGCGGGTGATCGAGATTCTGCCCGTAACATGCAGATGCACACAAATGACTGGATACCACGCGCTATGGCCATTATGGTCACGTTTGGGTTCTTCGGAATCTTGACTTGGCTGTTAACCAAAGGCGTTCCACCTACAGGGTCCGAGACTTTGATTTACATGCTTGGCGCGTTAGGAACAGCTTGGACGGGTATTGTTCAATTTTATTTTGGCTCGTCGGCTGGAAGCAAAGCAAAAACTGATGCGCTGGTGCAAGGAGAAAAAAAATGAACGGTAACTTTGAAGAGTGCTTGGCACTAGTTCTGAAGCATGAAGGTGGTTTTGTGAACAATCCGCAAGATCCTGGCGGTATGACCAACCTTGGCGTAACAAAGGTGACCTATGAAGGCTATGTTAATAGACATGTGGATGAGGCTGAAATGCGGTCTCTCACTCCTGATCTCGTCGCTCCCCTCTACAAAAAGATGTACTGGGATCGTATTAAGGGAGATGATCTCCCTGTTGGTGTTGATTACTGCCTCTTTGATCTGGCTGTTAACTCGGGCGTCGGAAAGGCTGGAAAACTTCTACAAATGGCTCTTGACCTACCGGCTGACGGTATCATCGGGCCTATGACGCTTCGTGCTCTTGAAGGTCGTGATGCTGAAGAGATTGTAGAACAGATCTGCCAAGAAAGGTTGGAGTTTTTGCAATCTCTTAAAACATGGGGTGTGTTTGGCAAAGGCTGGGGGCGGCGCGTCGCAGAGGTTGAGCAACACGCCACCTCTATGATTACATAAGTTTGCCGTCAAACAGGTAGCTGCCGACATGCCCAAGCTGAACCCAAGGTGCTGCGTAGATCTTGCCACCGTTCAGTCTCCACGTGCGGCAGAAGTGATAATCCTCTGACAGCAGTCGGTTGGTCTCAGGCTCGATGCTGGTAGCAAAGAACTCATGGATCACATCCTGAGGTTTCATGGAATTAGAAAGATCGACCACATCGTTCGTATAAGTAGGAACCTTACCTTTGAGTTCCTCAAACACTTTACGCTTGATCAGCATGAAGCCAGTGCCGCCGGCAAAGATCTCCAGAGGCTCGTTAACAGGCACAGTGACGCTACCGGCATAGTCCACCAGGTTAACAACCCAAGAGCCTGTGTACTTACCCAGATCGTCTGTAGCTACGTCATTCTTCACAGCGGTCGCCACTGAACCCCAGTTGATCTCCTTCTTGGGGTAGATGCCGCAGATGATGTCCACGTCAGCATCGATCATTGGCTGCACTTGCTCGGCAATGAACTGAATGTCTGCGTCGATAAAGAACAGGTACTCACAGTCTGACTTCAGAAATTGATTTGCCAAAGCATTGCGAGCGCGTGTGATGAGGCTTTCGTTGAACATAAACGACATTTGAGCCTCGTTGCCCCCGTCACGAAATACGCGTTGCAAACTGATCAGGCTGGTCGCGTAGAAGCCAGCACACATGCCTCCGTACATAGGCGTGGCAATAAAGACTTTAGCCATTTTATCCCTTTCTGTAAACGATGGAGTGATGATCAGAACACCAACTGTGTCCCTCTTTAGTTTTTGCCCCGCAAACCATTGTGTCTGCTGGGTTATTCGCAATGTCCTGTATGAAG